CAAGTGAAATATACACAATATACAGAAACAACAAGTACAAATTATATACACATCAATTAAATGGACACAACACAAGAATTATTATCAGAACAGTTAGGTAAAGGTGGCGTAGAAATAGTAGTATCAGGAACAGGTGCAGTAACAGGTAAAGATTGTTACGCAGTAGCTTTTCCTATAGACACTGTAGTAACTAATTTAGACACAGGTTCAAGCGTTACAGGTACAGATTCTAATTTACATCAAACTTATAGTGCAGGCACAACTTTATTTTTATCGTTTACTGCAATAACAATAAGTAGTGGTTTAGCGTTAATATACAAGAACGACACTCTGTAATGAAATTAGCTTTATCGCAAAATTTAACTTCTACTGTTTCAGCAGAATTTGATCCTGCAACACACCCTAATATAAAAGCATTTTATAAATTCAAAAGTTTAGGAGGTGCAGATATATCTAACGTTTCTAATTGGACAGATCAAACAGGCAATTTTAATATGTTACAGGCAACTGACTCTGAAAAACCACAATACACTGCAAGCACAGGTGCAGTAAGTTTTGACGGTGATAATGAAAGTTTACAAACTGCGTCAGACATATCTTTAGCAAGTCAGTTTACAATAGGGGTAAAAATGAATATTACAGGAACTATTAATAATGACGTTATTTTAGCAGACAACACTACAACAGGTCACTTTATTAGAATTAAAGATAGCACCACAATAACTGTTAGAATTGCAGCTAGTACGGCTCAAGATTTTGGTTTAAATTCAGGTACAATACAAGACGCAACAAATTTTAATTTAATAGTTTCACGTAATGATGACGGATTAATTAAAACATTTTTTAACGGTACTGAACAAGCTGACACAAATACAAGGACAGGAACATTTCTAATAGACGCAATAGGTGTAAGAAAAACTGACGCTAACGATTTAGAAGGTTCTATTTTTGAAGTTCAAATATATGACGGTGTTAGTTTTGGTACTGCAGGTTTCATAACAAAAGTAAATAACAGATTATCAAGTTTATAATGGAAAATCTAATAAATATAAATTTAGAATATAGTACTGCACCTCAAATACAAGAAGCACGTGGTAAAAATTGGATTGAATACGGTACAGACGACTACAAAAACTTGTACCCACAATTTATAATAGATTTATATTACAATTCAGGTACTCATTCAGCTATTATAAACGCTACTGCACAAATGATAGCAGGACAGGATATAACTGCAAAAGATACAGATAGTGTAGAGTTAAACGCAAAGTTAGAAAACTTCTTTAAAAACGCTAATAGTAAAGAGACACTACACGAAGTAATTAAAAAATGTGCATTTGACTTTAAACTTCAAGGTGGTTTTGCATTGAATGTTATATATTCTAAGTCAGGACAGGTAGCAGAAATATATCATGTGCCTGTAGAACGTCTTAGAGTAGGTTTACCAAACGAATTAGGTAGGGTGGACAAATATTATATTTGTGCAGATTGGAGTAATATAAGACGAAATAAACCACAAGAAGTAGCAGCATTTAACCCACTAGACAGAACTACACCTAGTCAGATACTATACACAGGTCTTTATAGTCCTAATATGGAAATGTATTATACACCTGATTATAGTTCGGCTTGTAATTGGGCGTTAATAGATCAAAAAGTAAGTGAGTATCATTTAGGCAACATTGAAAGGGGTTTTTCAGGTTCTTATTTTATTAATATGAACAATGGTGTACCGACTGCAGAAGAAAGGTTACAAATAGAACGTAGTATAGAAAAGAAGTTTACAGGTTCAGGTAACGCAGGTAAATTTGTTTTAAGTTTCTCTGATAGTAAAGACAGGGCTGCAGAAATAACACCAATAGACGTAAGCAACGCAGACAAACAGTATTTAGCACTACAAGAATTATTAGTACAGAACATAATGACAGGTCACAGGGTTACAAGTCCTATGTTATTAGGAGTTAAAACAGAAGGTCAATTAGGAGGTCGTGACGAACTTATGCAAGCATTTGAGATATACCAAAACACAGTTGTAAAACCTTACCAAGAACACATACTAAAAACACTAGAAAAAATACTATTAGTAAACAATATAAAAGCAGAATTACAAATAGTACAATCTTCACCAATTATGACTACGTTTACCGTTGAAGATATGCGTAATGTAATGACTAAAGAAGAGATTAGAGAAAAGCTAGGACTTGAACCATTAGAACAAGAAAACTTAGAAAGCGAAAAACTAGCTAAAGTAGGTGATATTGACGGAATGCCTGTTTACAGTACAGTAGAAGAAGCATTAATAAAAGCAAAAGAATTAGGTTGTGAGGGTTTTCACGAACACGAACTAAATGGTGAAAAGGTATATATGCCTTGTGCAAAACACGAAGACACAAAAACTAGAATGAATTTAGAAAAAACAGAACTAGATTTATTTTTAGAAACTGTAGAAGACATACCTGAAGATTGGGAGTTGGTAGAAGAAGAAGTAGTAGACGGTGAACACGTAGAATTTGATTTTGAAGGCGAACTAAATAAAATAGCTACAGAAAAAGTAGAGCTTAGTACAGGTAGAGCAATACCTGACGCTAAGAGTGAACAAGACGGAATTAGTAAAAAAACCTTTGACTACTTTAGAGTAAGATATATTTACGCTGAAGACGAATTTTTAAAACGTAAGACAGGTAAAAAAAGAGATTTTTGCCAAAAAATGTTAGCAGCAAAAAAGCTATATAGAAAAGAAGACATTGACAGAATGTTTAAATTAAACAAAGAGTTTTCACCAAAAGGTTCTAAAGCAGGATATGATAAATTTATTTGGAAAGGAGGAAGTTATTGCCACCATTTTTGGTTGAGACAGATTTATAAGACAAAACTAGGTATTGACGTTAGTACAAAGATAAAAGACGCAGAACTAATAGGATATACAAAAGCACGAAGCGAAGGATTTACTGCAAAGAAGAACGACAAAAGAGTAGCAATAGCACCTAAACGTATGCCTAGACAAGGTAGAAAAAGTTAAATTATGAGTTACGTATTATTTATATCAGAAAACAAATTAAAAGATTCTACCGCTATAGGTGGTAACGTAGATATAGAATTTATCTTACCATATCTCAAAGTAGCACAAAAGAAGCACATAGAACGTGTACTAGGTACAGACCTTTTTGAAGCGTTACAAACAAAAATATCAGGTGGTACGTTATCAGGTGTTTACCAAACCTTAGTAGACGAATACGTACAAGACGCTTTAGTACATTGGGCGTTCTTTGAGTGTATACCTTTCTTACGATTTAAGGTAATGAACAATAACATAGTACAAAAGACTGCAGAAAACAGTACACCGTTAAGTAGACAAGAAGCAAACGATCTACGTGAAGAGGTAAGAAACACAGCAGAGTTCTATACAGAGAGATTAATAGACTATCTAAGACATAACAATAGTAGTTACCCTGAACTAAATACAAACACTAATGAAGACATATCACCTTCTAAGAATGCGTTTTATTCAGGTATGAATTTAGAAAAGGTAAGAGACAGACAAGGTGGAATTACATTAAGTGACTTTTTAACACCTGATCTAAATGAGTAGAAAATACTACAAACCAAAATTAAAAAACGAAAAAGCACTAAAAAGCTATTTAAAAAATGAACGAGATAAAAGACACAACACAGGTAGGACTAGCAAACGTTAGTGCAATAGGATTAAGTATGGCGCAAGTTAATGAGATACTTACGTTTGTATCTTTAGTTTTAGCTATAACATTTACAATTTATAAATTCACAAAATTCAATGCCTAAACACAAAAAGAAAAAGAAGAAGAAAAAAAGTATGTATTAATGACATACAAGTATTTTAACTTACAAGAGTTCGCAAGTCCTGACGAACCTGATAGTGGTTTACAAATGGATAGAGAATTTGTAGCACTATTAGACAAAGCACGTGATATAGTAGACGGACAAATGATATTTAAAATTACTTCAGGATATAGAACCGAAAACTATAACGACAACGTTCTAAAAGCACGTGTAGGTAGTTCACACAAAAAAGGACTAGCAGCAGATATAGCATATAACGGAAGTAGAGAAAGATACTTACTAATAAATGCACTTATGACTGTAGGAATTAACAGACTAGGTGTTTCTTATTTATCAAACTTTGTTCACTGTGACGTAGACCCTGTAAAGGATAAAAACGTTATGTGGACATACGATTATTAACCTTAAATTTTATATTATGAAACAGTATTTAATTATGACAATATTAAAGTCAAAAAAAGTATGGTATACTATCGCAGCAATCGTAGTACCTATAGTAGCAGAAGCACTAGGTACTGACGAACAAAGCGTGTCTAATATCTTTTGGGCGTTAGTTGCACTAACAGGTGCGCAAGGCGTAGCAGACTTTGGTAAAGATGCAGTCAAATAGATTTAGACTAAAACCACACGAAATAGAAGTATTAATGCGTATGCGTTCTGAACAAACTAGAAACGTATTAGTCATTGGTGATTTACACGAACCTTTTGGTTTAGACGCATACCTTGACTTCTGTATTGAACAATATAAAAAGTGGGAATGTACACAAACAATATTTATAGGCGATATAATAGACAATCACTATAGTTCTTACCACGAGACTAGCGCAGACGGTTTAGGTGGCTTAGACGAGCTAGAATTAGCTATACAGCGTATTCAAAGGTGGTACAATGTATTCAACGAAAAAGGTACTAAAGTTATTATTGGTAATCACGATAGAATGGTTATGCGTAAAGCACAGACAAGCGCAATACCTTCTAAATGGATTAGAAGCTACAAAGAAGTCTTAGAAGTACCTAACTGGGATTTTGTAGAACGATACGAACAAGACAACGTACAATATATACACGGTGAAGGTGGCACAGCTCGTACTAAATGCCGTGCAGATATGATGAACACAGTACAAGGACATTTACACACACAAGCATACACAGAACATTATGTAGGTAAAAAATTTAGAGTATATGGCACACAGGTAGGTTGTGGTATTGACCACGATTCTTACGCTATGGCTTACGCTAAGTATGGTAAAAAACCTGCAATAGGGTGTGCAGTAATTCTTAACAACGGTAAAACACCTCTTAATCTCTTAATGGAGTTATAAACAAACTATCTGTTAATAACTTTTACACAAAATAATTTGATAACTAATTTATATTGTTGTATATTAGCACCATATTAACTAATATAAATTAACAAAATGTCAAAAATTACTATTGGCTCTATTATAAAATCAAAAAATGACAGTAGCCTTACTACTTGGGTAGTTACAGATATTAATGTAGGTTTAAGTGGTAAAAAATGCTATACCTGTAAAGCAAAACACGATACAAAAAAAAGTTATGGTTTTGATAGCATATTTAGAGATTTTAAAAAAACAGAAATAGAATTATACTAATTAAAAATAAAATTATGAAAACAGATTATGCACCTGCATTACCAAAAAACAGTATTAATACTCCCTTACAGCTTTCACAAGATGACCTTGTACAAGAATTACAGGAGTACAAAAGAGATAATGCAAGATTAAGACAAAACAATGAGACTTATAAATTGCAATATATAGAAATGAGGGAAAAATTATTTAAATTATTAGAAACTACAAAAATATAAATATGAAAACTTTACACAATATATACCACAAGTCTACTAACAATTTAGTAGCAGGAAACTTAACCACAAAAGAACTTGACAGATTCTTTAGAACAAACTACAAACATACATACGACAAACCTGTATATCGTATAGAAACCTTTTACAAAAATAAATTTCACAGATTTATGCACAAATACGATCACAAGTTTGTTATGTTTACGCTTATGTTTCTGTTAGGATATTTAGTAACTAAATTAATACAAGAACTATGGACGATACTTTAATAATAGCTGAAGACTATCTACTAAAGCAAGGCGTACAGGTAGGAGTACAACGAAAAGACATATCTACTAACGAATACTATAACGATATAGGTTTTGCTAACTACGTTAGACTTATAGGTACAGAAAAACAAATAGAAGAATATAGAGCAACCCAAGACTGGGAAATGCGTGGTGTTTACGAATATGATCTACAAAATAGTGAAAAGCGTGATTATTATTTAAATATGCACAAAAACAATAACGACAAAGCGTTAGCAATTATTATAAGGTAAACCTACACCTTTAACGTAGGCAATTTTTAAATTAAATATTATGAAAACAGCAAATATTAAAAGCGTACAACCTTCAGGTAATTTTAAAGAATTATTTATGTTTGTCTCT